GACATAATTCAGTTCTCAGATCTGTCCCCCGGAACGAGTCAGGACGCCGGGCCGCCGGAAGGGGCGGGAACCCTACCGCCCAGGGCGGAAGAGCGCGGTTTATTATACTCATGTGGCGTTTTTGGGCGGGGGGGTGTTTTTTGTTGTGGCGGGGTTGGCGGTGGCGGTTGATGTTGGCGGGCTAGGGTATGGTTCGAGAACTGACAGGGGAGGAGTTGGCTGAGATCCGGGATCTGCAGGTGGCTGCGCTGACGGAGAAGCTGAGGGGCGGCTCGGTTTTGAGCCGGGCGGAACTGGAGCAGCTGGGAGTGGGATCGGGTGACAACGCCGAAAAATCGGAACGAGGCGCTAGCGCGCCGTTTGAGGTTTTAGTATTTGGTACGGCGCGGGCTGCGGCGGACTGGTGGGGGACGAGCGCGCGGACGATCGAACGGCACCGGCCGAAGGGGTTGCCGTTTACTCGGCCGTGGGAGGCGGAGGAATGGTGGCGGGAGAATGTGGTGAGGAAGCGGCCGCCGGTGTGGTTGTCGGATGGGGTGGAGAGGTGGCGGCGATCGCAGGAGGAGAAGCCGCTGGAGGAGTCGCCGGGGCTGTGCTCGGATGCGTATCTGATGGAGGGGGACGACTGGGCGATCGAGGATCAGGTGCGGACGATGCGCCGGATCGCGCGGGGGTATGCGTCGAAGCTGGAGGAGCTGGCCGGCTGCGGCGAGGAGTTCGCGCGGGTGGACCGGTTATACCAGACGTCGGCGTCGAAGCTGCGGAGTCTGGAGAAGGATGCGCCGCGGATCTCGATCGAGCAGGGGCGGGCGTGGGATAAGGCGGAGGTGGCGTCGGCGCTGACGGATGTGGGAACGGCGATGAATGCGGCGCTGGATCGGTTCGCGGCGCTATTGGCTCCGATGGTGGCGGGGCAGGATGAGGGTCGTTGCGCGGAACTGATTTCGCGGGAGGTGGATCGGTTGCGGCAGCCGTGGAGCCGATGCGATTTTTTGACGACATGAATGTAGGTGCTGGGGTTGCTGGGGTTTTGGCGGGTTGCTTCCGGGTGCCGGATGGGTCGCCGGTGGATGAGTGGGCGTCGAGGAATGTTTACCTGCGGCCGAAGGCGACGGAGACGCCGGGGTATTATGATCCGACGCGGACGCCGTATGCGCGGATCATTACGGAGTGGTTCCAGAACGATTATGCGAATCCGGAGCTGTGGTTTATGAAATCTTCGCGGACGGGGGGGACGGAGGCGGCGCTGAATTGTGTGCGGTGGATGCCGAGGAATCGGCCGGGGCGGGTGCTGTATGCGATCGAGACGGCGGAGAAGGCGAAGGATGTGCTCGCGAATAGGTTGCTGCCGACGATTAGGGACGTGGCTTCTGAGTTTCTGACCGGGAATGAGGATGACTTAGGGAAGCTGAAGTTGACGTTGCGAAATATGATTATCGAGGTGGCGGGTGCGGGGTCGGAGTCGCCGTTTACGGAGAAGCAGGTGCTGTTCGGGGTGCTGGATGAGGTGGAGCAGCATGAGCTAAATAGGCAGGCTGGGGCGAGTGGGACGACGGTGGAGCTGATGCGCAGCCGGTTTCCGACGTCGCCGGGCGCGAAGATGCTGGTGATCTCGAAGCCGGTGCTGGCGGGGGGGATTATGGACGAGGGATGGAAATCGGGGACGATGGAGGTGTATGAGGTGCCGTGTCCGCAGTGCGGAAAGTTCCAGGAGCTGGTGCCGGAGAATTTGAGGTTCGCGCAGTGTAAGGATGTGTTCTCGGGCTGGGATCTGGAGAGGGTGCAGCGGGAGGCGTATTATGAGTGTGGCGGCTGCGCTGCGGCGCTGGAGTGGCATAGGGATCAGAGGGGTATGATCGCGGAGGGCCGCTGGCGGGCGACGAAGGCGGACGGGGTTCCTGGCCGCCGGAGTGCGCAGATTTCGGATTTGTACTCGCCGTATGATGCGGTGAGCTGGGGGCGGCTGGCGCTGCGGGTGGTGGAGGCGTCGGGGAATGATCGGCGTCGGCAGTTTGTGGTTAATAATCACTGGGGGCGGGCGTGGGCGGCGAAGGCGATCGAGCGGCACGATGAGGATTTGCTTCGGCTGCGGGCGGGAGCGGTGCACCCGGATACGAAGGAGACGCTGGGAATCGAATATCTTTGGGGTGTGGAGCCGGCGGAGCGGCGGCTGCCGATTGTCCCGGCGCTGTTGGTGATCGCGATCGATGTTCAAAGGACATGCCTGAAGTATGTGGTGGGCGCGTTCGCGGCGGATGGGGAGTTGTGGCTGATCGATTACGGTGATCCGGTGGATGATGAGCAGCTGGAGGCGACGGTGCTGGATCGGGTGTGGCTGGATCCGGCCGGGGGGGAGCATAGGATACAGATGGGCTGGCGCGACGCGGGGGATCAGAAGTTGCAGCAGGTGGATTGGTGCCTAAAAACGTTCGATCGCTATAGGATTTGGCCGAGTCGGGGTGAGGGATCCCGGCGGGCTCGGTCGCCGGTGTGGATGAAGATCGAGACGTATGAACAGAGGACTTATCAGATTTATTATTACCAGGATAGCGCGCTAAAGGAGCGGCTTTATCTGGAGCAGATCGGTGAGCAGCGGCGGCCTAGGCTGTGGTTCCCGACGGATCTGGATCGGCACCCGGGGTTTATGTTTGAGCTGTGCAATGAGCGTCGGGTGCTGAGGTGGGTGAACGGTTACCCGGTCTGGAAGTGGGAGCTGCCGGCGGGGAAGCCGAATGATTACGGGGATTGCTGCAAGATGATCTACGGGATCTGGATGGAGGTGGGCGAGCGGGTGCGGGTGGAGGCTGCCGCTGCGGCGAATCGTGACAGTGACTGTCACGAATCGTGACAGTGACTGTCACGAATCGTGACAGTCACTGTCACGAATCGTGACAGTGGGCGACGGCGGGGACCGGTGCGGGTTGATGCTGCCGGGGGGGTGTGAGTGAACGAGCAGATATTGTTGGCGCGCTGGTGCTGTATTATGAGGGGACTGGCGAGGGGGAGAGTGCTGTGGAGGCTGATATAGCGGTCGTGGTCCGGGAGTTTCTTTCGGGGGTGACGCTTACGAGCGTCAGCTATGAGGGGGAGAGTGGATCGGGCGCGGTGAATCGAAAGCCGGGGGATCTGCTGCCGCTTCTGAAGCAGGCGCGGGACGCGCTGCGGGGGCTGACGCGGGTGGATCGGGCGCAGGCTGGATTCGGCGGGAGGTTTTTAACTACGTGAGCGCGCCGGCTTGCCTGGGTCTGTGGGCGCTGTGGGTGCTGGCGCTGATGGTCGGGATGGCGCTGCTGCCGTGCGCATGGGGGCACGATGATTTTAGGAATAAAATGGACTGGGCGCGCCGCCGTGCGGTGGTTGAGTTCACGGCGGAGCCGGGGCTGTCGTATTTTTTGCAGATGAGTGAGGACGGGGTGTTGTGGACGACGGTGGGGAGCTGGCCGCCGTCGAGGGTGCGCCGGAGTCTATGGGCGCATTTGCGGCTGCCGTCTCGGCTGCCGGATCATATGCTGCGGCTGGTGTATTTCGTGGGCCGAGATTGATTTTTTTTTTATATGAGTATGGATGATGATGATTTGGGGCTGGAGTTGGCGGGGTATGTGGAGGACTCGCGTTCGGCGGGGTATGTGGAGGACTCGCGTTCGGGGACGGGTCCACTTTCGGGGAAGGCAGGATGGAATCCTGCACCACCTAAGGAGGGGGAGAAGATTGGGGCGGCTTCGGCGCTGAGTAGTGGTTTCGATGGGGTGGATGTTTCGCCGGCGCGGGGGCGGATCTGGTTTCCGCATGTGCGCCAGGCGGATGAGGTGGATGGGTGGTCTCGGAGCGAGGCGGCGCGGCAGGCGAGGTGGATGCAGGCGAATGGTGGGCTGGCGGAACGGATTCTGAATGGAATGAGTCTGCATGTTTGCGGGCGGGGGTTTCGGGCTCGGCCGCTAAGCGCGGACGCTGATTGGAACCGCCGGGTGAAGGCGGAGTTTCATGATCATGCTTCGAGCGCGGAGGCGTTCGACAAGGCTGGCAGGCTGAACTTTTACGAGGCGACGACGTTTCTCGAGCGGCAGAATTATCTGACGGGGGAAATGTTCGCGGTGCTGACGGAGTCGGAGAGTGGCCGGGGGATGGCTGCTTTTTATGAGGCGGAGCAGGTGGGTGAGGTTCGGCGTCGGCGGAGCGCTGAGGCCGCGGGGGACGCGTGGCGGGACGGGGTGAAAGTGAACGGCCACAATAAGGCGACGGCGTACCGGTTTCTCACGGATAAGAACGGTGGCTCGAAGGTGTTCCCGGCGGCGGATGTGATTCACTATTTCGATTATACTCGGAGTGGGGCGCGCCGGGGGATCACGAAGTTTTTGCACGCGCTGAATCATCTGAAGGACGTGGCGGAGACGCGGGGTTTCGTAAAACACGGGATTAAGGCTCGGCAGAGTGTGGGCTATTATATCGAGACGCTGCTGGGTGGGACTCCATCGGGGATTGACGCCGGGATGGGGATGGCGCTGGATAGTGAGTGGCGCAAGACGGCTAGCGAGATGAAGAAAAGTGTTCCGACGCAGGAGTTTTTCGGCGGGGGGGAGATCGGGAGTCTGGGGATTAATCAGAAACTGCAGACGATCCAGCATGATTCGCCGGGGGGGAATGAACAGGGGTTCGAGGATAGGCTGCTGCAGGAGGTGGCGCTCGGGTTCGGGGTTTTTCCGGAGACGATTTTTTTCGCGTCGAAAATGAGCGGGCAGACGTCGCGTTTTGTGCTGGAGGATTTGCAGCGGCTTCTGGATTTCCGGCAGCCGAGGCTGGCTCGGATTTTTTGCACGAGGTACTATTTATATTGGCTTTCGAAGGAGCTGAAGTCTGGCCGGCTGCCGTTTCCGGCGGTGCCGGAGGGGGATGCGGACTGGTGGCGGCACGGGTGGCTGGTGCCCCGGAAGGTGACGCTGGACAGTGGACGGGACGGGAAGCTGGAGCTGCAGCAGGTGGATGAGGGGTTGCTGACGCTGTCGGATTTTTTCGGGTGCCGGTCGCGGGACTGGCAGGAGGAGGTGACGCAGCAGGTGGATGAGGTTAGGTTCAGGATGGCGCTGATCCACGATGCGATCGCGGATGACCCGCGGCTGCGGGTGGAGGATTTTTTGCCGGGCCGGGGATCTGCTCCTGCGGCGTTGGACCCTGCCGCGGGGTTGGGGGCTTGATGGGCGCGGGAGTGGGTGAGTCGAGTTTTTTATTTAGAGCAGACGGTTAGGCGGAAGGTGTGCAATTTCGAGGCTCCGGCGATGAATGCGGCGGTGGACTTGGATGCGCATGTGATTTCTGGGATCAGTGTGATCGCGTCGGGGGAGGCGCTGGGGCATGGGATGCTAATCGACGAGAAGACGCTGCAGCAGGTGGCGGATTTCGGGAACGCGCATCCGGGAGGGCTGAAAAGCCGATACACTCATCCAGGAATGTCGGCGGATGGACTGGGGCGCCACTTGGGGCGGTTGCATGATTTTCGGGTCGAGGGGACGAGGGTGGCGGCGGATTTGTGGCTGAGTTCGGCGGCGGCGGAATCTCCGGAGGGGGATCTGCGGTCGTATGTGGAGACGTTGGCGCGGGAGGATCCGGAGGCGGCTGGGCTGTCGATCGTGGCGTATCTGACGCCGGTGTGGAGGGTGGGATCTGAGGAGGTCGAGACATGGGAGCGCCCGGAGAATGCTACGACGAAGGTGCCGCTGGCGCGCCTCGAGGTGGTGGAGCTGGCGAGCGGGGAGAGGATGAATCCTCTGCGGGCGGCGGATCTGGTGGATGAGCCTGCGGCGAATCGTGCGGGGATGTTCGCGGCGAATAGTTTGGCTGGCCGAGCTGGGATGTTTGCGCCTCGATCGACGAATGGTGTGTGTGTGGCGGCGTTCGCGGCGCTGGACGAGCGGTGCATTCGGGACGCGGATCTGGATCCGGAGGCGCTGTCGGCGGATCCGGCGGTGCGGCGGTTCCTGGACCGGCACGGGGTGTCTGCGAAAAAGTTGGCTCCATTTGTGGCGGAGTACACGGCGTGGAGGGCGCGAAAACATTTTATGAAAGACGATACGAATATGAATGCGGCCGGTGAGGCTGCTGCTTCCGCAGAGGAGCACGGGGGAAAAGCAGGATTGAATCCTGCTCCACAGGGGGAGACGCCGGCTGCTGCTGCGGACGCGGAGCCTGATGATGAGCCCGCCGAACCTTCGGGGCTGTTGGCGCGGGTGCGCTCTATGCTCTCTACTCAGAGATCGCTTACGAAGTTGACGCGGAATTATGCCGCGCGGCTGAGGGTGGCTGAGGATCGGGCGGAGGAACTGGAGGCGTCGGCGGCTGAGTTTCGTGAGGAGTTTGACGCGCAGGGTTTACGGCTGGCGGAGGCGCTGGAGGAGAATTGCTCCGCGGCGGAGTTGGCGGCGGAGATCGTGGCTTCCGCTGGGGTTCCGGGTGCGGCGCTTCCGAATCCAGCCTCTGGCGCGGAACTGGCGGAGCCGAGCGTGGATGATCTGCGCACGCAGCTAAAGACGACGCAGGACGCTGCGGCGCGGCGGGGGATCGTAGAACAACTGCGGGAGGCTCGCGGGTGGTCGATGACGTCTGACGCGGAGGGTGAGTAGGGGCTGGGGGTTGATGGGGCGCGGATAGGAGAAAATTAAAAAAAAAAATAGAATATGGCAGCTACTATTTCAATCGACGAACTTGCCAGCGATATGCTGGATGCCTTTAAGGTCTTGTTTCCGTTCATCGGGAATTTTTCGACGAATTTCAGCAGTGATTCGGCGCAGCTGAATGATACGGTGACGGCGACGGTAGGTCTGGTGCCGACGGTGCAGGACTACGATGCCACATCGGGGTACAAGGCGAACGCGGCGGAGTCGAAGGACCTGGCGGCTGATGTACCTGTGAAGCTCGACCGGCACAGGCATGTGCCGACGAAAGTGGATTACATCGACGCGATCAGTTCGAAGCGCGATTTGTACCGAATGGCGATTTCGGAGCGGGCGTTCGCGCTGGGCGCGGATATCGTGGATTACATCGGCGGGCTGGTGCTGGCTGCGAATTTTTCCCAGAGCTCGATCTACTCGGCGGCGAACAGTGATCTGGATATGCTGATTAATGTCGGCGGCGATATGAACGCTAAGGGGGCGAGTCCGATGGGCCGGATCGGTATCGTCAATACTGCGGTGATGGCGACGCTGATGGCTGACAGCCGGATCGCGTCGAGAGATTACTACGGGCAGCTGGGCCGGGAGAATTCCGGCTACGGTGTAATTCGCGGTGTGGCGGGGTTCGAGGCGATTTATGAGTGGCCGACGCTGCCGGATAATTATGAGCATCTGACGGGATTTTTTGCGACGAAGCCGGCGGTGGTGCTGGCGGCCCGGGTGCCGAGTAAGATCGCGAATCCTAGCGAAAGCATGAACCGGATCGCGCCGACGACCGTGCAGCAGGACGCGGACACTGGCCTGGCCTTCGGCGGAGTGGAGTGGACGGATCCGGGGACGTTCGACGATTACCTGACTTTGGCTTCTGTTTACGGCGCGAAGGCCGGCAAGCAGGGTGGGTCCGCCGGAGCGATCACTGACTACGGTGGTCATCGTCTGATCACCCAATAACTGCGCTGGAAACTAGCCAAATTATCGCTACTTAAAATTATGACAAAATTTATTGTGGTCGGGACTTCGGCGTCTGGGAAGCAATCGTGCGTGGACGTGGGCGAGGACGCGTCCGATGCGCAGGCGGCGTTTTCTGGGGCGGTTGAATCGGGGAAGTACGATCGGGTCGAGATGATTCGGTACCCGCCAATTAGTAAGCGCTGGTCTGCGCCGGCGGCGAAGCCTGCGAAGAAGGGGAAGCGGGGTTAAATATTTTTTTGCGCCACAGGTCTAACCCGCCATCCCGGGCTCCATGGCTCGCTGTTACAGCGGGCCATGGGGCCCTTTTTTTTGGAGTATTTAAGAATTTAGAATTTATGAATAATTGGAATGAGGAGAATGAGGAGAAATTGCGCGCGGAGTTCGAGCGTGCGCTGCGGGAGTTTTTGGCGTGGGGGTCGCGGCCGACGGAGCTGCGGACGGCGGCGGCGCTGGAGGAGTTGCGCGCGTCGATGCGTCTGGCGGATGCTGCGCTGGCGAATGCTGCGCGCCGGCGGCGGTGCCGCCGGTATCCTGAGCGTCCGATCGGGGAGGTGGTTCGAGCCGCGGGAGGTACTGCGCTATGATCGCTAAGCCGGGCGGCGGGGTGGTGCTGAAGCCGGGGGGCGGCGGTGTGGCGGAGCCGGGGTCGATTATCGGGGGGCGATCGCGCCGCCCGGAGTGGTGGCGCGGCGGGAGAAGTCAGGCGGATCTGCTGCGGGGGCGCGTGCTGGACGCCGCCGGGAGTGCGGCGTTCTGTCAGTTGCGGGCTACGGAGTATGCACGGAGCCGGCGGGCGGTGAATGGTCAGATGCCAGCGGAGGATGAGGATGGACCGTGCACGGAGGAGTTGCCGGCGCGCTGGAGCGCGATTACGGCGCGGGGGAATTTGAAGCCGGGCGGGGTTTTCCAGGAGGCGAATGGGTATGTGCGGATCCGCCGGCGGGAGTTTGTCGATGGTTACGACCCGCGGGTGGGGGATCTGGTGCGGCCTGCGCCGGAGGCGGGGGAGAGTAGCCGGTGGTGGCAGGTGGCCGCGGTGACGGCCCCGGCCAGGGCGCTGGATGGGGAGTGGAAGTTAGAGCTGAAGTCGTTGGAGGGATGAGATGAGATGAGTGTAACGGTAACGGTGGATGATGCGCTGCTGCGAAAGAGGTTGGCCGGGGCTTCGCTGGTTATGGGGAAGTCGATCGGGGAGCTGCTGAAGTTTTATTCAGGTCCGGCGATTATGGATCTGATGCGGAGTTTCCCGCCGATGGGGAGCACGAGCGGGACGGAGGCGTTCGGGATTCAACGGAGGTTCGGGCTGGCTGCGGTGGGGCGCGATGTGGCTAAGGTTTATGTTACGCTGGCTTCGGTGGCGGAGGATGTGCGCACGGCGGCGAATGATCCCGACGATGGCGCGGTGCGGGGTTTCGTGAGGTATGCCCGGCGGGGGAATACGGCGGAGGCGCACGCGATGCTCACGCGGCTGGGGCTGGGGCAGTGGACGCGTCCGGATCTGGGGCAGTTCGATGCTAAGTACCACTCGGATAGCCGGGGCCGACGGGGCCGGGTGAGGCGTCACCGGCCGGCGCAGATCGTGACGGATGTGCCGGTGTTACGGCGGTTCGTGAAGCAGCAGCAGGATCGGGTGGGGCTGGAGAAGTCGGGGTGGCTGCGGGGTTATCAGGCGGCTGGCGGCGCGCGGTCGGTGCCTCGGTGGATTCGGCGACATTCAGGAACGGGCTCCGCGTCGGATCTGACGCGCCGGAAATTCGCGCCGACGCTAACGGTGAGAAATGCGGTGCGCTATGCGGGGGACCATCGGGGGATCGTGCGGCTGTCGCTGCGCAGATCGAAGGCGCGGATGGTGCGGGGGCTGACGATGGCGGCGCGGCGGAAGTTGAGGCGGATTTGATAGAGTGGGTCGTTGATGGGGGCGGGTGTGTGTGGATTCCTCCCAAGATGGTTTTTCGGAGTCGTCGGTGTGGCGGTTCGATGGTTTCGAGCGGCTGCCGTTTGGGCGGGTTCGGGGTCGTTTCGTGCTGAGGATGGCGCACCATAGGCCGATTCGTGGGTGGCGGGTTTACTCGGTCACATGATGAGCGGGTACGCGTGCGAGATGGAACTGGAGGTGGGGCTGTCGGTGGCGCTGTCGGAGTGGACGGTGAGCGGATCACGGGTGTTCGCGGTGGCGGATGTGCTGCCGGGGCATACGGCGTGGCCAAGGATTTTCGGGCTGGAGGATGCGGCGACGGAGTCGCAGGGTCTGGAGGGCGCGCAACTAGCGCGGCTGGACCGGCCGCTGATTACGGTCTATGGGAGTGCGGCGCTGGCGGAGGGGGATGCGGTGGCTGTGGAGCTGGAGGCGATGGTGCGGACGCCGTGGCGCAGGGGCGCTGCGGTGCACGCGTATCTGGTGGATGGGTTCCGGCAGTATCTGGGGACGGAGGCGGCGGTGACGGATTTCGAGAAATGGCGAACGGGAGCGGGGACGACGAAGTACTCGTGGACGCTGGCGACGCTGGGGTGGAATGATGAGGCGGATCGAGCGCGCTGGGAGAATAGTTTCGACGGGTGGCACTGGGTGAGTTCGGGGACGCTGTACGCGAATGTCTGGAAGTGACGCGCCGCGCTTGATGGCCGCGGGTGGGTATGAGTGAGACGAAGATGGAGGCTGCGCAGCGGGCCTATGAGGAATGGGCGGCGGCGGATCCTGCGACGCGTGGACTGAGGTTAGGGCGAGCACTGGCGAGGGCGGTGGAATGGGAGCGCGCGGTGGCTGAGACGGCGGTGCGCCGGAAGAAATTTGAGGATTCGAAATCTGAGGATTCGAAACTGCCGCGGCGGAAGTCGCGAGTGAAGGCGCCGGTGGAATGAACCCGGGGATTGATGGGGCGCGGTACGTATGGCTTACGAACCAATTGCTGCCGGGCTGACCGGGACGAATTACGCTGATAGTGCGCTCGCTCCAACTTTTAATCGATGGAGTTTTGATGTCGATACGTTTACGGCTCGGCAGGAGGAGGATTATGAGGAGATTTTTGATGAGGTGGGCGATCCGTCGGCGGATAGCGTATCGCGGCCGCGGGTGATCCTGGGGGGGGACATCCGGATGAAGGTCGGGGCAACGAATGTGGCGTCGGAGCCTCCAAACGTCGGGCAGTACGCGCAGATAAAAGGGGGGGATGCGATTAAGTTTCGAGACGCGGCGGCAAATTTTTGGTGGCTGCGGTGTATGGCTAGCGAGGTGAGTCAGTT